CACAAAAATTTGGAGAAAAAGGATTCAACCTTGCAAAACCTGAAAATGCAAGTAATCAATCTCAACCTCCTGTTAATATAAGCACACAAAATACGAATATCAACAAGGGTACAACTTTAGCAGTTGCTAAATCAGGACCTAGATTAAATAATACAGATACAGCTTTTTTAAACTCCGTAATGAAAACAATGCCTGGATAAATTTATAAAAAAAGGGCCTTTCGGCCCTTTCTTAGTCTTCGTTAGCTAACTTAGCAAAATAACTCAGCGATTCATCCTCATCTTTAGATGTATCCACTTCCTTTACTGGTTGTGGTGCAGGTCTCGATCTTTCTTGTAGATCAATTTCTTCAGCACGCTTCATAGTTGAACCAGAACCAGAAAGAACCATTTCTAACTTTTGCTTCAATTCATCATAGCTCTTAAAGTTCTTAGGATCTAAAAATTCAGTTAAAGAATATTCATTGTTCCAAATACTCTCTAGCTCATCATCATTATCAAGCATATTAGAGATAGAACCAAATTCAGACTTATCGTAATTACGATATCCAGCTACATTACGAATCTTTAACTTAAAGTCAGCGCCTTTCCAAAAATCAAATGGATTNACTTTATCTTCATCTTCAAACTGAGGCTGCATAACATCTTTAATCTTGTCAAAGATCTTCTTACCAAACTTATANAAAAATGTCTTACCTTCATTCTCTGGATGGTTAGGATCTGTAACAACATATATGTTTGCAATGTAAACCAGCTTACGTTTCTGCTTACGAGCAATATCTTTATTCTCGTCTTTACCTGAATTCCATAGTTCGGTATTCAGTTCTGAAACAGGATCAGGTTTATTAAGAGTAGTAAGTGAATTCTCTATGTACCACTTACCTGTAGGACCTTGAAAGCCATGGCTCCATGTTCTAACCCATGGTAAATCTTCACCCTTAGGAGGAGGAAGGAATCTAATAACAGCATAACCATTACCAGCCTTATCTACTTCAGGTTGCCAAAATCTTTCATCTTTATTACCACCTTGTTTAGGTGTTTCAATCTTTTCTACTTCTTTCATAAGGGAATCAAAATTACCACGATTCTTCTTGAGGGCACTAAAATCTAAAGCCATATGTATTCTCCGTATATTATTGTATTAATAGTATTAATGTATTATAGTATGTACTTCACAAATTTACAACGTCACTTCTTCTCTACTTCAATTGCTATGTAAGGCCATTTTGTAATTCTTCTTGTAATTTCAGATTGATTTCTAGCTAATCTAATTAGATATCTTTGTGTTTCTCTTATTTGTTCCGATAGTTGCATATTATCATTTTGAGTTATAGCTAATTGCTTTTCCATCTCAAGTATCCTACCAAGCACTATGTCCAATTCTTCTTCTAAGGGCACTTGCATATTTCTCCTTATCTACTTTTAAAAATGGAGTATATTTCTTAATAATTCTCGACACATCTGGCCATAAAATATCTTCATTTAACTTATTATCTAGCATAATAGTAAAATTGTCAATGACATTCAAAATGACCAATGTTTCAATTGATATGTCTTTTTTCAAATACTTTTTAAGTATTATCGGGTGTCCATTATTTATGGTAAATAAATCATTGTAAGACAAATTTTCCTTTTCCATAATAAACTGTAATCTATCTATTTCTTTTTCAAATGTATATTTTATAGCTTCAATTCTTCTTTTCCAATCTAAGTAATTACTTTTTGCTTCGCTATCAAATACACCACCCCATCTATCACCAGATACAAAGTTAGCTACCAAGAAATCAACTACTTCCTTTTCACTATAAGTATCTGCTATCTTTCTTATATTAAGCAAATCATTCCTTTTGAAAAAGGATTGTTTAGTTGCTCTCACTCTTCCTTGTTGCTTTATTACATCATACTTATCTGTAGTAAAATGTAATTTAAGAGCTAAGTAAGATTTGTATACATCAAATGCTTCCATACATATCATATCGGTAGTTTGCCTTTAGGCTTCATCATGTTAGAATCTTCTGCTTCAATTTGTATCTTTTGTTTTAAAGAGGGTGTAATCAAACCACCTATGTTATCTATATCTACATCATTAATTGTACAGTAATCTATAACTGCGTCCATGTACCCAATCTTTTCAATGGATACTCTTTGTTCAATAAAAAGTGAAAACTCTGTTGGAGATCTAAATCTTTTTGTAATTAAAATACTATCATTAAAGTCTGGCATTATAATATTCCATAAGTACGTAACATAATTAAAGTAGTACTTGTAGCTATTGTACTTATTGCTATTGTGTGAATAATCTGACAAATTTTATCGCGCATACTTACCTAATATAATTTTTATTCAAAACATCTTCGAGTATAACTACATGTTCTCTATTCTTTAAATGTTGTTCTTGAATATCATCTTTTGATTGACCGTGATAATCTACAGCATGATGATTCTTTATCATCATTTCATCTAACCTTTGATTGTCATATTCAGGCAATACAAATACACCTAAGATTCTTCCATACTTTCCAACACCATCTTTCATTGTTCTTAATGTTTGTGTAGAATCTAAAGGCATAGTATCTTGCACAAACTTTTTTGAAGCAAGACCATATTTTTTTTCTTCTTTATCACTTGTTCTTGATTCAGGAGCATCTATTCCATATAGACGTACTCTTTCGTTTCTCATCCATACACCAAAGCCAAGGTCAATATCAACATCAACTGTATCACCATCAACTACTCTAACTATTTTACAATTATATTCGTACATACGTTTCCTTTACTAACAATGATAACTTCTGCGATATTCTTCTCTTAACTCTTTAAATTGACCAATCCAATCATCCCTTTTTTCTTCGAATATAATACAATCATCATGTGCAACTGTCATAATAATAACTAAATTAGAAACCGGTACTTTTGTTATCTCTTCAAAGGCAACTGCATAAGCAGAACACTGCATAAAATATCCATGTATATGTTCTCTCTTTTTAACTTTAGATGAAGTCTTAAAATCTATTACAGATAACTTACCATTATATTCTGCTATACAATCAACTGTTCCTGCTACCTGTAAATGATCTGAATATAATTTATTCTCTAAAGCATGTATCTGATTTATGCTGTCCAGGTGTGGCCTGATCGATTCCCACATTTCAAGATCAAAATTTGTTTCGTCGAAGTCAATGTTGGAGAGATACTTTTCACATAATGTGTGTATCCTGGTTCCTCTTTTTGAGGCTGTTGTAGAAATTCTTGCGGCTTCTTTTTTTCCAACTCGTTCTCGCCATTTCTTGATAGCCTCTTTTGCCAAAAGCCCTGTAACCGTTGTGACCGAAGGATAGGATTCACCACTCGGAGTTTGATATACTCTGATACCTTGATCGTTTGTAATTCTCTTGATTCTGGGAAATTCATGATGTACTCTCTCAAACATTATATATTATTCTTTTTTTGTGTTACTCTTCCACTTGTAAAACAATTCGTAAGACTCCTGCCTATTCAAACTTTTAAATATTTTTCTTAACAAATGAGGACCATCTATTGAGTGATCAGAATTGGTTTGATTCTCTAAATGTGTACGCCACTTTTCTAAATAATTTTGTGTTGCATCAATCATCTCATTATTATACATTACTTTATTAATCCTAACTTATAAACAGTTTTACCATTTTCTTTTAAAGCTGTCATTACTTTTTTATCATTATCATCAGCATTATATGATACATGAACCCAGCCAGAGTCACCAACACCTGGTGTATAAAATTCAAGTATAAGCTGACGGAACTCGCAATTATCCTCAATCCATTGTGCAATAACACCATTATCTACGCCAGCTATTTCTATATCTGCAGCCATTCCTTTGCAATGATCAGAAGTTCCTGACCCACCAATAGCTTTATTAAGCTCACTACTTCTAAAACCAGAATTAATACTGACAGGTTTACCAAAATGTTCTCTTACCGGTTGTAACACATATTCACATAATATTCTTAGATTATCTATTTCGTTATTTGAAGGTTCATTACTGATACCACGACGAAGAGCTGTTTGGCTCTTCGTCATTTCGTTAAGTGCAAAATTATTAGTGAGTTTCATACATATCCTCGTAGCAGTTTCTAGCAACAATATATTGTTTGACTAATTTTGATCTGACTATGTCTTCATTATAAAACTCTACAGACTTTGTATGTGGCATCATATCTGCAATCACCATAAATTTTTTCAAACCTGATTGTTCGTGTTTCTTATATAGGTCAGTTTGTCTAAAATCACCACAAAATATAATTTTTGATTTTTGACCAACCCTAGTAATAATGCTATTCAATTCCATATCAGTCATGTTCTGACATTCATCAACTATAATAATTGAATCATCTAATGTAATACCTCTTACATATGATGTACTCATAAAACATATGTTGTGTTGCTCAGATAATCTTTGGTAAGCATCTTTTTTACCAAAAAGATTTTCACATATTTCTGAATACGGTCTTTCATAAACAGCAGTTTTTTCTTGCTCATCTCCTGGCAAATGTCCTATGTCTCTTGATGGCACAGCAGATCTTACTAACACAACCTTTTGATTAGTTTTTCCCCTTGAGAGTACTTCTTCTAACGCCTTATAAAGAGCAATATAAGTTTTACCTGTTCCTGCAACACCGTGCAGTATAATAAAATTTGTCTCTTTATACAATTGAAAGAACTTTTGTTGATTTTCAGTCAATGGCTCAATTTGGTATAAATCATCTATCTTTATTTTTAATTTATTATTAACAACAGATAGATTAGTTGGTTGAGATACTGTTTGTGTTTGAAGAGCACGCTTTCTAGCCATGTATACCTCTTTTCGTTTGGTTAGAGTTATCACCAAATCATAATCAAATATTCCTTATTCCGTTTTTAGATCGGGATAATTTTTGTCCAAGTGTACTTCGTACGCCGTTTTGGCTATGTATCTTGGATAGTACTTCTTTAAAACCATTGTCAGTTGTTTTTAAACCCAAACGAACAGGATCACCTATAGGTATTGACGTATAGGCACATGTTTGTTCGAGTTGGGGATTATCTTCTATAAACTTATCACGTTTAGATATTTGTAAAAACTTATCGACAACTTCACCGGTTTCTTTATGTCTGAAAGTATATGTTGGCATAATTTTATTTATTAAATTAGAGTTTGTGGTTCATAGGTTTGGAAAGAAATCTTTTTATTTGTAAGCTCTTCTGATACTTTTTTCTTAGCATTATCTACATCAGAGATAGAATTATATACTCCAACAAATTTAGCATTCTTTTCTCTACCTTTACTATCAGATTCCTTGTATTCCAAAACGTATATTTGTTTATTATTAAAGACCATATAACGCATGCTCCACATTACCAGTTGTTTCATATATATTCACAAGATTAGTTTCTGTTGCTCCAGAATCAATTTGATTATATGCAGGTAAATTTTCTTCATAATCATAATTAAATTGAACTAGGTTGTGATCAGTATCATCTGGTATGTATGGAAAGTCAGGATGAGGTACTCTATTGTCATCAGAATATAAATCATCTTCATACATATTATCTTTAACAATATCTAAATAACCTTCATCTAAAAAACCAATACTTTTCATAAAAACGCTAACTTCGGACATAAAATTTGTATCATCTTCAGCTTTAAATTCATATGTCATTTTAGTATCATCTAAAGTATTTTCTTGTATTATTGTGTAACGGTACGTCATTAACTTCTCCTCATGGTAGCAAGATCCACAGCGTGATCAGGGTCAAAAATGGGAATGGGATTAGACTTGTGAAGAGTACCAATACCAAGCATATTCTTGCCGGTATAGGTATCTTTCTCTTTTTTAACGCAGACATCAAATTGACTATCTGAGTTGAGGCTGGGTATACTTTTAGTTTGTCTTCTAAAAGGTTCAGCAATCTTGAGGGTGCCCTGTAAATGGGCTGGAGTAATCTTTCTCTTAGAATAGGGATTAATTCCTTTTTTATAACTTTCTTTTGACTTACCCAAATTCAAAACTCTCATAATATATCTCCATAATAAATTTTATTATACCTCTTCTATAATTGTTTCAGAAGCTGACTTTGGTGGTCTGCCTCTGCCTCTTAGTTTGCGAGCTGCATTTGCAACTTGTTCTGTCATTGGTACTTTTGGTTCGGGCCAAAAGAAAAGACCAGGGAAGGTAATTCTAATTAATTTTTCTGTAATAGCAGGGAACATTTCATGTAATGTTTTATCTTTCACAGCACAAAGTAAATCAGCCTCAGTATGATGTAAAGCCTCAAGTAATGTTATAAATTGCATTTCTCTTTTGTTTTGAGCCATAGCTTGATTGGGATCAACATAAATGTACAAAGTTCTAAGTTCTTTCATTAAAGTAGTTTGTTGATATCCCATAGGCACATTTGGATCTTTTTTATATGGAGGAATCCCTGCAGGAATTAACCATTTGGCTGTTGGATTAAAGTTCACAGTTAGCATTTGCAGTACTAATTCATTTTTATATTGCCGTAACAGATTCATACGATCTGTATCGTCCTTTTGCTTTTGGACCATTAAAAAAAGTTCGGAGAGTAGTAAGTTCATTAAAATTCCTCAATAAGTTCTAACATATTTTTCATTTTATGTTCGTTAAAATAATCTATAAGCATACTTTTATCTTTTATAGACTGCATTTTGAAAGTATTTATAATATTGCTTTCAATATCTTCTGGTATTCTTGAAAGATCAATCATAGTCTGATTTCTTTCAAAGTTTGTTACGAATGTTGGGTCTTGAGGCATTTCTTTAGGATCAGCTAACCATAACGCTAGCTTTTTAGATTGTATAGGACGCTGTCTTTTGCCCTCCACAATCGATTCATCACCAGTAAGTACATTTGGAACTCCGTCGCCTCTATCACCTCTTATAATGTGTTCTAAGAGTGTTTCTTTAGGATCGTTTTTACATTTAACATACTTTTGTTGTACTGGTGAGTATTGTTTAACATTTGGATATTTTTGCAATTGCATAAAGTCATGATCCCCTGATATTATCAAGACAGGATCTTGTGTCTTTTGTGTTTCCTTACACAACGTAGCTATAATATCATCTGCTTCAGCACCTTCGACTTCAACTAACTTATATGGGAAAAATTCTTTAAGTTCTGCCTTAAGTATATTAATTGTATCAAAGATAATATTCCAATCGTAGCCAGAGTTATCTCTAACTTTTTTACGATTAGCTTTATAGTATGGAAATACTTCTTTTCTCCAATATTTCCTACTATCACATGCAATAACTAAATCACCAAAATCACCACTGTATTTTTTATGATAACTTCTTATGGCATTTATAACCATATGACGAATTAGGTTTACTTCGAGTTTGGCTTCTGTATCTCCATTTAGCTCAGCCATCAAGCTGGATATAATGGTTTGAGAATAGTCTATAATAATCACGTTAGTTCCAATAAAAATTTTTACCAGTTAATTATACAACAATACTTTATAAAATGCAAATGTTACTTGCTGTTAAAAAACCTATCTATTATTTCTTTTGGTAAAACAGATATATCATTTTTATCAATTGATACTTTAGACTTATCAATCGATTGTTTAGGTATTGATCTTGTCTTTCTTCTTTTATTAGAAACAGAAACTATTTTCATTTCTCTATTAGCTGCTATCAGTAGTATTATTGCCAAAGGATCGAATACAAGAACTATGATTATAATAACAGCTCTTACAGCCTTCTCTACTAACTTTTTATCTGCTTCACCATACAAAAATTCAGCTATGTATTTTATAGGTCCTACTTCAGCTTCAATTTTAATCTGTTGTTTGCTAAGAATAAGATTTTCTTGTTGATAACCAGATATATTATCTTGAGCTTTGTCTATTATAGTATTGAGATTATCTCTCTCTTTTTTCTGACTTTCGCGAACAGCTATTGCACCTTCTGGACCTCTTACTCTATCAAAGTCCATTAATGTTTGTACTGTTTGATCTAGCTGACTTATTACAAGATCAGCATCTTTTATTCTTTTTATTTCTCTTTGTATTTTATTTTCTAATAAACCAATTTGTAGGCTATTATCACCAGCTATTGTTGTTTGCTCAATATGAGCCTTTGAAAGGAATCCAAATATTCCCATTGAAGTTATGAAAGATAGAACTAACACTGCTATGGCAAAATAATACTTCATAACTACAGGAGCATTTTTCCAGTTACGATAACACCAAGAGGCAGCTACAAGTTTACATATCTCTAAACTTATACCCATTATAACAATAGGTATTTCTGCTGCTGGAAATATCGATATCAATCCTACAATTGAATAAAACGCAGCAACACCCGACAACAAAAAAGCCGATAAGAAAAGTATAGCAATAAAGATCATAATTTATTTAAATGTGTCCGATTCACCTTGACCATGATCCAACTATTATACCATTCTTCTTTATTTTCCAATACGTGTCTTTCGAATTGCTCTCTTGCTTCAAGATAATTTGTTACTCCTTTAGATTTACATAAATGTAGTATTTCTCTTGTAAATTTTTCCTCACCTAACAAACTTATATCTTTTTTTAATTCGTCATTCGAACCCCAATACTTTTTCCAATCAGATTCTACTGTTACACGTTTTTTCTTCTTATTGACTTGCTTTCTCTTAAGAGACCAAAAAAACTTCTTGCCGATATATTTTCTCTGATTGGTAAGGTTAGTAATAACATAAACAAACCCATAATTATCACCCGGTTCTTCAATTGCAACTCCATTACATCTCCACTGTTGGGAATCCACCTAGTTCATCCTGTTCTTCGTCATCCTCTTCCTTGTTAATTTGTGCACCACAAAAAGGACAGAAATGGACTTCGTAATAATCTTCGTCCATTTCATGTCTCAATCTGAAATCACCATCACACACATCACAAATAAAATGTTTCATTAAGCAGCCTTGCCCCAAACCTTATCCCAACCTCCTGACAAAGAACCCTTTGCATAATCTGTAGCTCTGTTTTCAAAAAAGTTAGTGTGTGTTGGTGCATTAATCATTTCTTCAACCCAAGGTAAAGGATTAGTCTTTCTTTTATATATACCTCTCATACCCATACTAATTAATCTTCTATCAGCTATGTATCTTATATACTCTTTAACTTCATCAGCTGTAAGACCCTGAATAGCCCCTGTATCAAATGATAAATCAATAAACTTATCTTCAAGTTCAACCATTTTTTCTGCAATAGTATAAATTTTACCTTTAAGATCATCATTCCATATTTCATTGTTTTCTTCAACATATGATCTAAATAATTTAATCATACCTTCAGTATGTTGTGTTTCATCAACAATAGACCAAGTTACTATTTGACCCATTCCTTTCATTTTTCCATGTCTTGGAAAGTTTAACAACATAATAAATGATGAAAAGAGTTGCATACCTTCTGTAAATGCACTGAAAGCAGCAATATGCGCAGCTGTGGATTCTACTGTTCCATTCTTAGCTGATAAAGACATAATATAATCATGTTTATCTTTCATCTCTTCATATTCTGCAAATTCAGAATACGTTGACTCTGGCATTCCTAGAGTTTCAATCAAATGTGAATATGCAGCTATGTGTAATGCTTCTCTTGCAGCAAATCCTAATAACATCATTCTTACTTCTGGTTGTGGAAAATGTGGAATGTAATTTTGTACATACCCTCCAGCAACATCAATATCACCTTGTGTAAAAAATCTAAAAATATTAGTTAAAAAATGTTTTTCTGAATCAGTTAATTTTTTCTTCCAGTCTTTTACATCCTCTAACATTGGTACTTCTGTATGTAACCAATGTGATTGCTCATGCTTCAACCATTTATCATAAGCCCATGGGTAGTTAAATGGTTTGAAATATTGTCTCTCGTCTTTTAGCATTTATTGTCCTTAATCGTTTATNTTACATTCTTCTTCTGTTGCTTCTAATCCTTGTCTNCTGTTATAAAACCAAACATAACTTGAAACTATNGTACCTTCATATGTTTCCATACATTTCTTACCCCACGAAATCCAATCANCTGGAGGATGGTTTTTAACTGCACATCCCGATAATAATAATAAAAATGCTACAACAATAATTTTAAGTTTCATTTAATTTTTCCTAATTTAATTTTTCTATGTTAACTTCAATTTGATTGGATTTATTTTTATAATTCTCAACAGCAGCCTTAATTGCATCTTCGGCTAATATTGAACAATGTATTTTTACAGGAGGTAATGCAAGTTCAGTCGCTATCTCGGCATTTTTAATTTCAACAGCTTCATCAACAGTTCTTCCTTTCACCCATTCTGTAACTAAACTACTGCTAGCAATTGCGCTACCACATCCATATGTTTTAAACTTAGCATCAGTAATGATACCATCTTCTACTTTAATTTGTAATTTCATTACATCACCACAAGCAGGAGCTCCAACCATCCCTGTTCCAACATTTGGATTAGTTTTGTCCATTGATCCAACATTTCTTGGATTTTCGTAATGATCTAGTACTTTGCTTGAATATGCCATTTGTCTAATAGATACTTTCTATGTTTTTGTGCTTGAATGTCTGTAGTGAATGGACCACCTAGAACAGTAATATATCCTACAACCCAATATCCTGATTTAGTCTTTATTATTTCCATTCAAAACCGCTAATTGATTTAATGAAACTATCAAGTTGTAAGTATCTTCCCATGATTTAACTGGATAACTTTTATTAGCTTTCAATGCTAATGTATGGTCATTACCATCTTTATCCATTCTATCTCCGAAAAAATGAATCACATCATTTTCATTAAAATCCTCAACAATCTGCGATTTATCTTTTCCTACTGGATGTATATCAACACCTGTTTCACCACCAGCACTTGCTATCACATTGCAAAAAACGTTGTTAAAATCTTTGACTATACTATCTCGATCTTTTGTTTCCT